CATCTTATTGCTTCCTACCATCCAATCTTTAGATTCATAAAAATTAATAAAAGCTTCTGCATCTATATTGTTCTTTCTTTTATCACAATAACCTTCAACTTCAGCTAAAGTAGGTTTACTAAAATGCCCTTTATTATTATATATTATATTATTAGTATTTATAGTATTATTCTTTACAGTTTTCTTTAATAGGGTATTGTGTTTTTCTTTTATACCCCCCTTAAGAATTGTGATATACCTATGTAAGATTTCTTTACCACCTTCTTTATAAGTATAACTTACTTTAATGTAACCATTTTTAACTAATTCACTTATCCAACCTGATATTGCACCCTTGCTTTTACCATATAAATTAGCAAAATATCTATTAGTAGCAAAACATTCAGCATTCATATTGCATAAGGCTGTAATATCTGCGTATAACAGCTTTGAATTAGCTTTAAGGTTATTATCATATCTAACCTCTGCTGATAGTATAGCATAATAATTTGGATTTTCTTTCATAAGGTAATTATTTCAATTTCATATTTAAAGTTCTGAAGTGCAAATTTAATATTTTCTAATTGATTATAAAAATCTCTAAAAGAAACTCTTATGTCAGTACCTATTTTACCTGATTGAATCCGTATTGCCACTTGTTGCTTTGAACTATGAACAACATCATTTTTTCTTAGATAATCTTGCAGTTGGTGTAAGTCAAAGAATGTCTTTTTAGAATCTTCTATTGTAGTATAAGCGTTATATATCTTATTAAAAGTATCTCTGTACTTTGGAAATGTTGCATAGTTATGCTTATGATTCTTTTCATAGTGATAAATTAAACTTCTATCCCTGTTTATTTCTTTAGCAATAACAGTTTGATGTATGTCTTCAGTCATTCTACCTATAACACTAGCAACTGAACGAGCAATCTGAAGCTCTTGCCTTCTACTTTTGTAGGATAAAGAACCCTTACGCAATCCCAACAACTGAGTTGTCAGATTGCATAAGTTTTTAAAGTTATCTTCTTGTGTCATATTAAAATGGTAAATCTTCAGATGTAGTTCCCTCAAGATGTACATCTAATCCTTTAGGTTGTTCACGAGTATTTTTAGTGAACCAATATCCATCAATGTTATGGTAATATTTTCCCTTGTATTCTCTTGACGATACATTACACTTGATTAAGACTGAATCTCCTACCGATAACTTATTCAAATCGCTTATCTTTTCTTCTCCAAAAGCTTGTATTGCAATATCAGGATTATAGTCTGCTCCTGTATCTACTACAATAACTTGTTTCTTCCAAGATTTTCCTGCCTTACTTTCGCCTGTTTCAACAGGTGCTATTAATTTTACTGTTCCTTTTACATCCATTTTTATTGTGCCTGTTTTTGCAGGTCTTTATTAATTAATTATTGTTTCTTACTTTAACATTCTCATCAATGTACTTTCTTGTTTTTCAGACATTGAATAGTTTCTCATCTTAGACATTACGGCTGAACTTTTACCTGTATTAATTGCTTCTAACATAGCATTGTAAATGTCAGTAGTCATTTCATGTTTTGAAATAGGTTCGTTTACCTTATTACTATCAGCATCTTTAGTATCGTCTAATAAGAATAAGTTACCAAGTGCATATTTCTTTGCATAAGAACTACTTGAACCAAATGATTGTGCAATATCCATTCCCTTGCGTTCAGGATTAATCCCTGCTTGAGCTTCTACAAAGATAGTTTCATCTCCACAAGCTATAGTTACCCTTGATGTTAGAACTAAGTAACCTGCTATTTCATTTGTTTCTTCTGTTATAGTTAAATAACAGTTGTACTTCTTTAGTAATGGTTTTACAGCTTCTAATATGTCTTCAGCACTTCTGTACTTATACTTACCAAAACTGTTAAATTGGTTCTTAGGTGCTTTTAATTCGCTTTGTATAGCTATTAAATAATCTACCTTGTCTTCTTTTTTCATTTTATTTCTACCTATGTTAGTGGCTAGGATTTTTGCCTGTTAATATTTCTGTGTAAAACTACAAAATTTACTTTAATTATCTGAATACTTAGCCCAATTCTTTGAAAATATATGACTGATGTCATCTTCTGTAAAAGGGTAATCTTCAAGCTTGTTTACAGTATCTTCTATATTACCAACATAAAAAGCTTCGTGATTTTGTAGTTCTCTAAGTATGATTTTATCTTTCCCATTTTCTTTTATGTCTAATTCAATACTTTCTTTGTATATCTTGTAACCTTCTTCAATTACTTTCGAAGCGTTTATTTTTAAAGTGTACATTCCTGAACCTAAAAATACATATTCTTTTCCTTTTTGTTCTTGTTCTTCAAATTGCTCATTACTGAAAGCAAAGAATGTTCCTGTTTTATTCCAAAGCTCCGTTTGTCTTGATTCCATGTAGTCTGATAAATATTTCATTTTGTTTTTATGTATTTAATTAATTGTTTTTTAATATATTTTAAATGTTCTGTATCAATCCATTCTAAGAAGTTATAAGAATCAAAGCAGATTTGAAAATCTTTTCCATATTCATCTGTTCCTCTTAAATAAACTTCATTTTCGTGAGCTTGGAATGTATTAATATCATTCATACTTTTGTCTATTAATTCAGGTTGACAAGCACCTATTTCATCTATATTTTCTTCCATTATCTTGTTCTTAAAATTAATGCTTTTCTACCTTTTTGGTTATAAAGCTTGTTGTAGTGTTCTAATTTATCTATTACCTTCTGATTGTCTTCATCTGTAATATTCAAGATGTCATTCCAATAAGAACCTTTAGGCTCAACTTTGTAATTATAACATTCATCAAGCATAAGTCCATTCTTCTTACTATATTCAACTGATGCTAAATCTATTTGTTCCTTAGTTCCATAAATTCTTATAGATCTTTCGTTCCCTTTTACATCATTATTCAAAATGAATAGGTTGTAATCCCAAGTGGATTCATTTGTGTAGCCGTCTTCCTTATAAAAGAAGTCTTGACAAATTAAGCTCAATGTATTGTATTCTAAATATTCTGCGTCTTGTAGTGTCATATCTAAAATATTAAAGAATCAATGAAACTCAATGTACCACACATCAAGTATAATAGGATTGTAAAAGCTCCCATTGTAAAGATTGAAAAAGCTATGTTCTCAATTTTCTTATTTCTTATTGCTTTTAAATCCTCCCATTGGTAATTTCCTAAAGAGTTTCTTTCAAAGAATTTCTCCTTTTCGCTTTCGTTCATATACTGAACTACTTTGCTTTTTAAATTTGTAATCTTAAAGTTCTTCATTTCTTAATTGTATTGATTAATAATAGTGTAAATATAAAACAAATAAATGATATAAACACAATTATTAACAGAATATTTAACAAAAGTTTTGCTCTAACCTAGTAGATTACACAAAATAAATTAAAAAAAAGGTTGAAAAAGGGGTTAAAACCTATAAAGGCATCAGTAAATTGATAGGAGTTTTGCCGTTATTTAATACGACTACACAGCCAACAGCAGGTTTTTTGCCATATTTAGCATAAGCCATAGCGTAACTTTCGTGGTCAATACCACAGCCTGTCTGCACTCCAAAGATTCTGAAGTTCTGTCCTACAAAATTCTGAACATAACATTGAGTATGTAAATGTCCTTGTACTGTATTCATCATATCAGCACGACACTTAGTTGAAGCAGTACCTCCTTCTCCATGTATATATTGTACACCATCCAAAGTGTATCGTTCTACAAAGTTCCATTCAGGAGTTTCTAATACTTCTTTATAAGACTTTATCCACTTAGAAGGTATTGCTGATGTCTGAGCTTTACGCATTATGATTCTATCGTGGTTTCCTATAAGTACAGTAGCTTTAGGAAAAGCATCACGCCAACGAGCTATACGCTTAATAGCTAATTCTAACTCCTCTAAACCACCCATTCCATCAGCTGAGGTTTCGTGATAACTTGAATAATGGTTATCAATCACATCTCCTATGAATACGACTTCAATACAATTAAAGGTTTCATATTGTTCTAAACACCAATCAAGGTAGCTATCTAAACAGAATGGTTCGTGTAGGTCACCAATAACTAAGACATTCCTAGTTTCTGATTCCCTCATTTTCTGTAAAGCAGCTACCTCGTGAGGTTTTAATCTATAACGATTATTTCTTTGCAACATCTGCTATTCCTTGCCCAACAATAAGAACTAAGATAGCGTGATATAATTCTTTTGCTGTTTCAGCATCTACTCCTAAGTAAGTTACTATTGCAGGAACTACTACTGAACTGATTGCGTACCAAAACTTCTTAGACTTTAACATTTGTCCGATAAGATACTTTTGAAAAAACTGTTTCATAATTATTTGTTTTTGATTATTAAGTTAATGTTTTCGCCGCCTAAATTAAGTATTTCTTTCATTAGTAAGTCCATAGCAAGTCTTGAGTTACTAACAAAGTCCTGTTGGCTTCCTAATCCTACTAGAATACATCCACTTGTATCTTTAGCTGTATTACCTCTATGAAATAATATCCAATCCCTATCAGGAACATCTTGAACTAATAAGTGTAAGTAATCCCTAGAAGCTGATTCTCTTGGAAGTCTTAGTCTTACTTTGTAGTTTCCTTCAGGAATACAACTAAAAGTTCTTTCATTATTTAGATAGGGATTTTCTAAGGTATCACACATTCTTTCACCATTCAAAAATAATTCACCTATTGTACTCTCTTTAGTGAATGTATCTCTAATCAATAAAAGATTTATCATTTTTTTTACTTTCTTTTTTTTTTATTAACCCACCACTTATCAATAGTATAAGCTATTGAAATTAAAAGTAAGATAATCTTTAGGAATAATTCTAAATTAGTGAAGGTCGTTACGCTTAATACCGTTCCGTTTAGGACTGCTACTTCTGATATTTCTTGTATTGTTTTTTTTATCGGCATCTTGTAAGTAAGATTTTAATTTAGTAATGTTGATGGGTTTTGTCTTGTAATGCTTCTTCATTAATTTAAGTTTCCTAATACGTTTCTTATTGTAAATCTTGTTCCTTGTTGTCTTGGTCTTTCAAGATTCATTCCATTGTAGTAGGCATTTTCGTCAGGATTGACGTCTGAACCTGTGTTTGTAGAGTATTCAGGAAATAGACTTGAGTTATTACATATATAGTCTATCATTCTTTCTGTATAGTATTCAGCTGTATTTCTTACTTCTTCTCTTAAGTGTTGGCTTTCTTCTGTACTTAAAGCTGTTCCTGTTTCTGATGTCTTGGAGTAAATATTGCCGTTCTCAATCTTGAATCTTAAAAAAGGAATAGCGTGATAGAAAGCCCAATTAGGAAGCATATCTCCAACATAATCATCTAACAATGTCTTGTAAGCTTCATTTCCTGCATCATTTACTGTTCCTGCTGTAATTAAATCTTTTAATTTTTGATTCAAGTCAGTACCTAGCTTAGTTTCAACATAAAGCTTCTGTGCTTGTCTTACATAAGGGAGTAATAGTTCAACATCAACATTAAGATTGATTGCTGTAGAATCCTTTAATTTCGCTTCTGATATAAATAGTACATAGCTCATAGTTATCTAGGTTTATTGTAGCCGTTATTTTTCATTCTTTGTGGTGCTATTGCAACAAGTTTGTCATTCTTTTCTGCTGTAAATCCTTCTGACCTAGCTTTAGTATAAGAGATTAATTGACTGCTTGATATTTTACTCTTAGCTGCTCTTAAAGAAGTTTTGTAAATTCTTCTCAAGAAAAAATGTCTGCATTGAGGTCCTCCTTTAAATAAAAATATATTATATTTTTGAGTGCCGTCTATTCCAAATCCTTTATTCACTACTTGACTATTAGCATTTACTAAGTCTTCTTTAGTATAAATCTTTTTAGCTGCTACCATATCTCTGCAAAATTCTCTACTTGTTCCTGATTTGTTAGTTAAGAAATTATCAGTAGCATATACATATCTCACTTTGTAATAGTCATTGAAAGACTTATTTACTCCATCTTGACTACTTCTTTTATTTGGAGTTGCTTTTACTGCTGAAGCTAGTTCTAATTTTTCATTAGCTTCTTCATTTAATACTTTTTCAAAATCAAAGTCATTGTGTTCACCATCTACTACTTCTTCATCTATTAATTCCCAATCTTCAGGCATATCTTCTCCAAATTCTTCTATCCAATTTTGAAGCTCAGTCTTTTCAGTTGATAGTTCTGTATTAAAGTCTTCTGCTACTGCATCTCCTTCTAATGGAGCAAGTCCTAAAGATTCTCTAATCTCATCCTGTGTCATTACATCTCTAATCGTTTCAGAATCAAATTGAATTGTAATTGGTTTAAGTTGTACAAATTGAATAGGCATATCCATATTGTTTACTTGGAATATCTTATGTAATATTTTTAAGATTTGTTCTTGGAATGGTTGAACAACTGTATTAAGGTAAAAATTAGAAGCGTTTAAAAGCTCGTCTGCATTGCTTGAGAACCCGTTTGTACTATCCAAGCCCATAAGTGTCTTAGAAGTCACCCTATGACCTGAGAGGATGTTGCTAGTAAGTAGTTCTTGAAGTGCTAAATACTGTTTGTCTAAATCTGAAGGACTAATAGAAGTTATTTCAGGAACTCTAGTCTTATCGTCTGAGAAAGTCAAAACGAATTTACCTGCGTTCTTTTCTGATGTAAACTTAGCTTCTAAGCTTTGTTCTATCTGTCTTCTTTCCTCAGCCGTTGGGATGCCATTAGCAAAGGAAATCATAAAGCTTCCTGTAAAGCCATTAGATATATTGTTAAGATGGAACTCTGAAACTTTAGAATCAATTAAACTCCAATTATTACAAGAAATGTAATCAGCCGTATAATAAGAGTTCATATTAGGACTATAAAGCCCTGTGTAAAGTATTTGATTAGGTGAAGTTCTATCGTTTACATTAAAAGCAGGAACTCTATAAGGCTTGTTCGTTCTTGTATTTGCCCAATCTCCTGAAACATAATAAGCTCTAGTTTTTCCAAACTCATCAGGTCTTTCACACCTAATTTTCTCTACAGGGATGTGGTAGATTTCAGCGATTTGTGTTCTATCTTGCGACCAAACAATGTTAAGAGCAAAAGCTCCTTGTAGTTTAAAGTCAAAAGCTACCTTTTTTATAACTTCGTGTAGTGTTTCACTTGAATTAGCATTATTCATAAAGTTCTGTAACTTTACTCTTGCTTCTTCATCTCTATCGTCTTCATCTGTTATAACTATGTCTTCTCCTGAAATCATTTCAGCTGTAGCATTTACGATTGCAGCCGTTATTGAACTTGAATAGTAAAGGTCAATTAAGAACTGAGGGTAGAGGTTTCTCCATTCGCCATTAGCGTCTCCGTATTCAATCCAATCCTTTCCTCTAACCTCTTGTACTAGAGGAGCTGTTGAAGTGCTTAAATCTACTGAAATTATTTTATCCATTTTATTCTATTATTAATTCATCAGGTTCTACATCTGTGCCTTCTGCGTTCTTTTCGTAACCTAAGAACGAATGTACACAATCTTTTGGAAATATCTCGTTAATTCCAAAGTCAAATTCTTCTGTTGTCATTAGGTCGTAAAATACTCCTGCATAATAAATAGGAGGAGTTAATTCTTTACCATCTTTATCATAAGTTGCAGGTACTTCTACTATCTGTCCTATATAGACTATAGCTTGTGTTCCATTTCTGTAAACATCTTGAGTAACTCCTTCTTCAGTTATTACTTCATAAGTACCTTTAGAAAGTAAGTCAGCATCTCCTTCTGCTTTTGTGTCGTAGTGTAATTTATATATATTCATTT